CTGGGTCTTAGGGGCCCCCCGGTTGGACAACCGTGACACCTGGATCCTCTTTCGAAGATAGGCAGGCAGTTTCGACTGTTTCTGCGGGCGAGATCATGTCCAATGATCCGCCCAGCGATAGGTACCGATGGGTTGCATCGATTAATTTCGATGTCATTAACTCCTCCCAGGTAGCTCTCTCTTCTTTCTTATCGATTGAAGCATCTGAGAGTATCTGAGACCTCAAGTCTGCCATAGACTGAGGTGAGTACTCCGTTCCGTCTAGATTGTAGGATGGTCTGAAGATTCGCTGTAACGTCGGGATCTCTTTCACAAGAGAGGGATCCTTAGTTACCTCGATAAACATCAGACAAAGATCATCTATGGATAGTTGATCTAACTCCTGCCACTGTAGGAAGATTTTATTAAGGATCTTTGACCTTCGTAAAACTGTACGAACCCCTGCCTCAAGAGACAGGGTTTCGTGGCGTCTGGCCATAACCTGGCCAGTAAGCCTCAGTTTACTTGGGAACATAACGTCCATTTTAAACTCCTCAGACCAGGCTGCCTCTAGGGACTTTTTAGGGTCGCCTAGATAAGGGTCTAGGATTGTCTTGAGGAGGTATATCATATACCTTCTCAGGTTCGGATGATCGGAGCAATCCTTTCTCCCAATCCTCTCATACCAATGAGATATGAGCTGATTCCTTACAACGTTATTGTAAAGTTTAATTGAGAGGCGAGTAATCGCACCAATTAAGGTGAATTTACCAATAGGATTTGAGGTGCCCGATTCATCCTGATTAACTTCAGGTATGTATGAAGGTAGCTTCAATATCATTATTGAATATAACAGCGGAAGGATAGGTTCATAGACTCTTCCCAACGTCGTTTTATACGACAGAACCTCCCAAGTAGTGGATGAAACCACATACTTAAGAAGCCCCATAATATTAGGACGTGCGAAGAATCTACGAGTAACTCGCGTCGCGAATTCGAGACGCGAGGCTAGGCCATCCAACGATAGATATTCTTTAAAAGGAATAGGCGATATATTGACCTTATTAAAATAGGTCTGATTCGCAAAATTAATCAAAGTACAAGAGATATAACTCTTTGCCAACTTAATAGGAACATCATAAAGGGTGGTCATGAGTGAAAAATAACACTCAGCCGTCGGACGATGTCCGATGACATTGTCGTCGCCCAATACAACATACTTATTAAAAGGCAACACGCCGTCCCTGAAAAGACGGGTGGTAAGCCGTGCGATAAACCCAGGATAGAAGTTATCCTCGATAACATCCAATGTAAAACGTACAGGACCAAAGATAACCTCCCTTAAAGATAAGGGAAGGTCCTTAATCAAG